AGTAGGTCTTTCTCAAGATGTTTTTAGATTTATTGATGAAGGAAGTCGTTTAATAGAAGTAGAAGGAGGAGTAAGTGAAAACGAAAGCACTTCTATAGTAATACAAAAGGCCATTGAAAGAGGCGTTTTGGAGATTGTAAAAATAGGTATTGAGAGAGGATATTGGGAATATGAATGATAATTTTAATAAAATTACAGCTCTTGTATTTTTGGCTTTGTTAGTTTTTGCAGTAGGTACTAATGCAGATGATAACGAAATATACGTAGATCAAATAGGCGCAACCGCTAGTATAGACCTTGAGCAGCTAGGTTCTGGCAACATCATAGGTGGCTTAAACTCTGCACATGGTTCTATGACCGCGTTCGATCTTGACGGTGCAACTATGACCTTAGACGTAAATCAAATAGGTAATAATAACAAGATGTTAGGCGATATTAATGCAGATACATTTACAGGTATATTTGATTTTGATGGTGATACAAACTCGTATACTATTCAAGTAGATCCTGGTAATGCGAATAGTGCAGATTCATCAAACGTAAATGTGGACGTGGACGGGTCGACTAACACTTTTACATTAGACTTAGCTACTAATGCTTTAGCTAGTAGTGCAGATGTAGATACAATAGTGCAAGGTTCTAGTAATACTGTTCATATTGATCTAGATGTTGACTCAGGTACAAACTACATAGATGTTGATGGCGATTCAAATACAGTAGATGTTGTACAATCAGGCTACGCTGGCGGCTACTTTAAATTAGAACATGATGGTAATACAAGGAGCTTTGACATTGACCAAACATCTACTCAAGACAATGATTGGTTGCGTATTACTTCTTCTGGAAACGCTGGATCCGTATGCGTACAGCAAAATGACCAAGGCAACGCAGTTGGATGTTGATATAGGAAGTATCACAGAGTTAAGAGGGAACACCAGGGTAGTAAGAGACAAGCCATATGAGAGTGAAATTAACTTTTCACTAAACTCTATGGACAAACTAGAAACCGCAGCGGGGCGTATGGGTGTAACGTTTAGAGATGAAACAACTATACGTTTGACTGAACACAGCAACGTTGTAATAGACGAGTTTGTGTTTGACCCTGACCCTGCTAAATCAACTATGGCTTTAAATTTTATTAAAGGAACGGGACGTTTTATATCTAGCAAAAAGCCACGTATACCAAAAGATAATATTAAAATTCGTACGCACGCAGCAGTAGTAGGTATAAGAGGAACAGACTTTACAATTACTGTAAAAGAGACGGGAGAAGCACTTGTTATTTTACTTCCTGATGAATTTGGTAATGCTAGTGGAGAGATAACTGTAGATACAGCTCTTGGACAAGTTATACTAAATAGGCCATACGAAAGTACAACAGTGTACAACTTTGAAACAGCCCCTACACCTGCTGTTATTCTTGACCTTGATGTTTCTATGATTGATAACATGTTGATTGTAAACCCACCGTCTGCAGCTGAAGACAGCACAGGTGAAGAAACTAGTGCAAATAATAGTGGTATTTTAGATATTGATTTTCTTGAGTTTGACGAACTTGATACAGATGAGTTAGAACAAGACAGTTTAGAATATACAGAGCTTGATATAGATTACCTTGCTGCTAATTTTCTCGAAGATTTGTTAGATATCATACAAGAAGTAGATGAACTTTCTAAAGCAAGTAGTACTTTAAGCGAACAAGGTGTAAAAGGTACAGCTGTAGGATTTGATAGCGACACTCAGATAAGCACATTTGTTAACGAAAGTGAGGTAAAATTTATTAGACAAGTAGAAAATAATTTACAACTACAAGTTTCTAAAGAAGGAAGTTATGATATTAGAATAGAACAAGGAGGTAAAACAAACCAGGTAAGTACAAATGGTGGAACTGCCTCTTCAATTACAATTAAGCAGGGGAGTTAGATGTACGAATATAAATGTGAAATAGATAGAGTAGTGGATGGAGATACAGTAGATGTAGTTTTAGATTTAGGTTTTTCTATACTGCATAAGGCCAGGGTAAGATTGTATGCAATAGATACACCTGAGTGCAGAACTAGAAATAAAGATGAAAAAGTTAGAGGTTTATTAGCTAAGAATTTTATCTTACAAGCTGTTAAGGCTGGGAAAAACTTTGTAATCCAAACACATTTAAAAGATTCAAAAGGTAAGTTTGGTCGTATACTAGGGACTTTACTAATAGATGACTTAAATATTAACGAAGCTTTGGTAGATAATTATTTAGCAGTAGCTTATTACGGTCAAAATAAAAATGATGTAGAAGTGTCGCATCAACTTAATAGAGATAAATTGATAGAAACTGGGTTGTTTACGCCTGTAACTTAATCTAAAAATTTTGATAAAACTATAGAGCCTAGTATAAATGGGTATACAGCCCATATCATGTTTTCTAGTTTTTTAAATTTAGCAGACCCTTCATCAAGTCGCTTCTCTATGTATTCGTACCTAATGGCACACTCTCTTTCGTGAGCTTCTATTTTTGCAAAGGATTCTTTTGCTGTTGCCATAGTGGTTACCTAAGCTTTCCCAGCGTTTCTGTTTCGTGGGAAAGATCTATTTTTGCTTTTGTTAACAACACGTAAGTTATATGGACTATTGTTCATTGGATTGCCATCTACATGGTGTATATCATTGTTGTCGCCTTTACGTACTTGACCGTTACGAAGCGCGGCACGTCTGACTTTGTTACGCATTGCTCTTCTTTTCTTTTGTTCAGGTGTACCTTGGTACTTTCTGTATTCGTCTCTGTAGTTTCGTCCCATTATTTACCTACTTTTTTCATAGCTTTTTTATGAGATTCAGTAAATGTGGAACCGCGATTCATCATAGCAACCATGCTTTTTATATGTTTAGCAGTATGATGCTTTGCATGTTTTTTCATTGCAGTTTGCTGGCGTTTGTTTAGAGATGAAACACTAACGCCTTTTACTTTTACCATAGCCATTACTTTTTACCTCTTTGTTTAAAATCATGTTTAGAGTCATACTCTATCTTAACAGATTTCAGTTTGTCTAGGTAAAATAACGCTTTTTCTAAATCTTCTATTTTATTTTTACTTGGGTATCTCCATAAATATTTCAGTACATTCCCACGCAGCCAGCCTTCAAATTGTTCTGCAGACATAGCAGATTGAATTGCGTCTATACATTCAATGGGCCCCTGGTCGGTGTAATGTGGAGGTTTGTTTACAAAGTCAGTCATTTCTTTTTCCGTTTGTATGCAAGCAATGTTCTTGCAGTGTGTTTACCCATTCATCTAAATCTATACAATTTTTAAGGAAATCTTTTTTGGTGTATGTATTTATAGATTCAAAATCAGCAGTTAGTTGTATTACTCTGTTCTCACATCCTGCAATAACGTACACAGGGACCTGGTGATTTACCTGGGTTGTAAGCCAAAGTTCTTGTTGTTTAGATAAACCGAAGTTTATTTTAGAAGTATCTTTTACAGGTAGTATGGGTTTGTATTTATATTCTACAAACGCTGAAGCGGCTGGACCACTGTAGTAAGCATCAGCTACTCCTCCGTGATAAGGATCGTTTATTTTCCAACGATAGACTTGGTTAGAAAGTTTTTTGTGTATTTTATTTATAAACTGACTTTCGTTCACCGAGTAAGAATAACATAAAAAAGGGGCTATGCACGAGTAATTGTTGTTTTTATGATGTTTGCAATTACTTATCTCTCCGTGCACGGCCCCTCTCGCAACTACTATTTAGCAGCAGGTTGTTTAACCGCTTTGTAAACAGCTTTCGCTTTTTCATAGTCTTCGTCTACGACCCATCCTTGGCTTTCAACGGAGAGATTATGAAACTTTTGACCTGCACGGTTTTGTGTAGAAACAGAAGATAACTTCCATAAGGAAGAAAATCTATCGCCACCTAACTGTGCAATTTGAGTGTTCCACTCTCGTGATACACGCAGTTTAGATGAAGAAAAGTCCATCTGAAAAGGAGTGTTTATAAGTTCTCCAGTTTCAGCGTCTTTCCTCATTAGTAAATGACTATGCGTCTGTATTACCTCAAAGTCATCTGGGCTGCCAGATTGTTGGGCTATAAGTGCATCTGCTTCACTTGATGAAGCACAGCTACCTACTAAACCTCCACCTTTGTCCCGTTTACGCCAAACAACAAATTCGTCATTGAAATTAATATTCAAGACATAAATCTCTTTGCCGTATAGCTCGTTAGTTACTGTATTTAACAACAACCCAGGCTCAGCTCCTTCAATGTACGCATCGTTGCTTTTA